GCGGCGACACGAAGCGCCTGCTGGTCGACCACATCATCCCGCGCGGTCGCCCTGGTGGCACCGACGACGACGCCAATCTCCGCACCCTCTGCCATCGCTGCCACGAGCAGCGGCACGCAGGCCCGGGTAGGGGGGGATCGAAAGTCTGACGCCCTGGGGGCCCACACCGGCCTGGGGTCAAACTTCTGCAGCCGCGAAATTGACGTGAAAAGGCAACAGGGTCAGGGGCTTAGGTGCTCCGCCCAGACGATGGAGCTAAGCTGTGAGAGGCCGCAAGCCGAAGCCGACGCACCTGAAGGTGATCGCCGGCAATCCCGGGAAGCGCCAGCTCTCCTCTGACCCGATTCGGCTGCCTTCCTTCCAGGTGGACCCGCCGGAGTTCCTCGACGACTACGGAGAGGCCGCGTGGCGCCAGGTGGTGCCGGTGCTGGTCGAGAAGGGCATGTTTACCAAGCTCGACCACGTCGCGCTGGCGACCTGGTGCGCCGCTTACAGCCAGTGGCGTCGCGCTATGGAGGCGCTGGAGAAGGTCGGCGCCGACACCTACGAGACAGTCGGCAAGAACGGGAACATGTTCCGTGCTCGGCCGGAGGTCGGCATTGCCAACGAGGCGATCCGCACCATGACGCGCGTTGGCAGCGAGTTCGGCTTCTCGCCGGCAGCGCGGCTGCGCCTGCGTCATGTCGATCAGGGCGACCTGTTCGATCCCTTCGCCGAGTTCGCAGCAGGCTGACATGTCTACGGCAGGGGCGGGCGTCGGCGGCGAAGCGGGGGGCTTCGTCGCCGCAGCGACCGCCTACGCGAAGGCCGTGGTCGCGCGGAAGGTGCCGGCCTGCAAATGGGTGGTGGCAGCCTGCCGCCGCCAGTTGGAGGATCTGAAGCGGGCCCGGTCCGACAAGGCCTGGCCCTACCGCTTCGACAAGGCCAAGGCAGAGAAGGTCTGCCGCTTCATCGAGCTGCTGCCGCACATCAAGGGACCGAAGGCCAGGCTGGGGGAGAAGATCCGGCTTGAGCCGTGGCAGGCCTTCATCCTGACCACGGTGTTCGGCTGGGTCCATCGCGACACCGGCCGCCGGCGGTTCCGCCGGGTCTACATCGAGGTGCCGCGCGGCAACGCGAAGAGCACGCTCTCCTCCGGTGTCGCCCTCTACATGCTGGCCGCCGACGGGGAGAGCGGCGCCGAGGTCTACTCCGCCGCGACCACGCGGGAGCAGGCCAAGATCGTCTTCGGCGACGCCCAGGCGATGGCGAAGCGCAGCCCGGGCCTGCTGAGGAGCCTGGGCGTGGAGGTCGGATCCCACGCCATCGTGGTGGAGCGCACCGCGTCCCGCTTCCTGCCGCTCTCGCGCGACGGGCAGACCCAGGACGGCCTGAACATCCACCTGGCGGTGGTGGACGAGGTGCACGCGCATAAGACGCGCGAGGTCTACGACGTCATCGAAACCGGCGCCGGCAAGCGCGACCAGAGCCTGATTTGGGCCATCACCACCGCCGGCAGCAACCGCGCCGGCATCGGCTATGAGCTACGGGCCTACCTGGTCCAGGTGCTGAACGCGGTGCTGAGGTCCTGGGCCGGCTGCCCGTTCCCGATCACCGGCGACGCCTGTGAGGACGATCAGGTCTTTGGCCTGATCTACACCGTCGATGACGGCGACGACTGGACCGATCCGGCGGTCTGGCGGAAGGCCAACCCCAATTGGGGCATCTCCGTCCAACCGGACTACGTGGAGGGCCTGGCGCGCAAGGCGATGCAGCTGCCGAGCGCGCAGAACAACTTCCTGACCAAGCACCTGAACGTCTGGGTCAATGCCGACGTCGCCTGGATGGACATGCGGGCCTGGGACCGTTGCGCCGACCCAGCGCTGGACCTGGCCGACTTCGAGGGCGAGTCCTGCACCATCGGCCTGGACCTGGCGAGCAAGGTGGACATCGCCGCCAAGATGCGGGTGTTCCGGCGCGAGCTGGACGGCGTCGCGCACTACTACGCCTTCGGCGCCTACTACCTGCCGGAGGCGGCCGTCGCCGAGAGCAGCAACAGCCAGTATGCCGGCTGGGAGATCGCCGGCCGGCTGATCACTACGCCGGGTGACGTAACCGACTTCGAGCGGATCAAGGATGACCTGATCGAGGACAGCCGCCGCTTCGATGTGCGGGAGATCCCCTTCGATCCGTGGCAGGCGACGCAGCTCGCCCAGCAGCTGCAGGCTGAGGGCGCCAACCCGATCGAGTTCCGCAACACGGTGGCCAACTTCAGCGAGCCGATGAAGGAGCTCGAGGCCCTGGTGCGCCAGGGCCGGTTCCATCACGACGGCGATCCGGTGCTGGCGTGGATGGTCTCCAACGTCGTCTGTCACACGGACGCGAAGGAGAACGTGTATCCGCGCAAGGAGCGGCCGGAGAACAAGATCGACGGCGTGGTCGCCACCATCATGGCGCTGGCGCGGTGGCTGGTGGGCGACGGCGGGCCTCCGCCGCTGAGTGCCAGCAACATCTTCGGAGGGGTAGCGTGATGCGTATCTGGCCCTTCCGGCGCCGCGAGCAGACGCGGTCCGCTCAGACCTGGGACATGTGGAAGAACCTGCCCTTCTTCGGCTTCGGCCCGACCGCGGCCGGGGTGACGGTGACGTCGGAAAGCCCGCTCACGCACGAGACGGTGCTGTCCTGCTACAATGTCATCGCCGAGGGCTGTGCCATGCTCCCGGCCTATCTCTACCGGGAGCGCGGCGCGACGCGTCGGCATGCCTCCGACCATCCGCTCTACGACCTGCTGACGGTCGGACCCTGCCCGCACATGACCGCCTTCGGCTTCTGGAAGCTGGTCTTCTTCGAGAAGCTGCACTACGGCAATCACTACTCCCTGGCGCTGCGGGACCAGGCCGGCCGGATCCGGGAGCTCCACCCTATCGAGAACGGGCGGGTGCAGCCGTTCTGGTACGCCGACCCCGTCTCCGGCCTGCAGCGGCGTGCCTATCGTGTCTCGGCGCCGAGCGGCGCCCAGGCGGTGTTCCTGGAAGACGAGATCTTCCACGTCCAGAACCTGCCGCCGCTGCGCGGGCCGAACTACGGCCTGATGGGCGTCTCGGTCTGGCAGATCTACCAGGCCGAGACGATCGGCGGCGCGCTGGCGACCAACGACTTCGCCAATCGCTCCTTCGCCAACGGGGCCAGCCTCTCCGGCATGCTGAGCGTGGACGGTGCACTGCCGCCGGAGGAGGCGCGCAAGCTCCGGGAGCTGGTGAAGGAGGCCTACGCGGGCAGCCACAACGCCGGCAAGATCGGCGTGTTCGGCGGCGGCGCCAAGTTCACGCCGATGAGCCAGGACAACGAGCGGGCGCAGCTCCTGGAGACCCGGAAGTACAACCGCTCGGTCATCGCCGGGATCCTGCGGGTCACGGCACATCTGATCAATGACCTGGAGCGCGGCACCTTCTCGAACATCGAGCACCTCGACCTCGCCCACTACAAGCACTGCCTCCGGCCGCATCTAGTGGACCTGGCGCAGACCATCCAGAAGGATCTGCTGACGCCGGAGGAGCGCCGCACCCTCTATGTCGACCACGACGAGAGCGAGCTGCTGCGTGGCGACATGAAGACCCGGGCCGAGGTGCTGGAGAAGGCGATTCAGAACGGCCGCATGACGCCGAACGAGGCGCGCGCCGAGGACAATCGCCCGCCGCTGCCTGGTGGCGACGAACTCTTCATCAACTCGGCTTCGGTGCCGGTTCGGCTGGCCGCCCAAGGCCTGGCCGGGAAGGCCGCCGAGCAGCAGACCAAGGGGCCCGCCGATGCCGCAGATGCCGCCTGACAGCGAGACGCCAGCGGAGTTCGAGCTTCGCTTCCTGGAGGTTGAGGTCCGGGCCACGACGGATGCGGACGGCAAGCCAGCCCGCCGGATTGAAGGCTTGGCCGCCCCTTACAACGCCCGGACCAAGATCCGCAGCTGGGGCGGCTATGAGTTCGAGGAATGGCTGGAGCCCGGCGTCTTCGGCGAGACGCTGCGCTCCGGCGCTGATGTCCGGTTGCTGCTGGAGCACGATACGCGGGCGCTGCTGGCACGGACCAAGGCCGGCAACCTCCGGCTGCGGGACGCAGCCCGCGGCCTCGAGTTCGAGGCCGACCTGCCGGACACCCAGCTCGCCCGCGACGCGCTGGAGAACATCCGGGCGAAGAACTACCCGGGCATGAGCTTCGGCTTCGTGCCGAAGGACATGCTCCGCTCCTATGGCGACAACGGGCGGCTGCGCA